GCTATCTAAAGTATTAAGTGATTTTAGCACATTGGCAGTACCTAACACAACGACAGCTACCCAACCGCAAACTGCTCTGGATGCTAATCAAAATGTAGTACCAGAATTGCTAGCCGGACAGTCAGCAAAACTTGACGAATTAATTAGACTAACACAAAGACAGCTTTCAGTTTCAAACTCAACAAGACAGTCATTGATGTAGCCAAAACAGTTGCACTTTACAGTTAATCTGCTAAAGTATATGTTGTGGATAAATACTATCCATATATAAAAGGTTATTCTATGGCAAGCTGGAAAAAATATTTTAAAGTACCTGCAAAAACTGACGGATCAATGAGTCCTATCAGTGGTATGAATAGAGCACAATTTGGTGCAACTGACGATTTTGCATTTCGTAACTATCAATCAAGTTTACCTGAAGTTTATTCTGGACATCCAAATCGTGTCGAACGTTACAATCAATACGAAGCAATGGATATGGATTCAGAAATTAATGCTTGCTTAGATATCATTGCAGAATTCTCAACACAGACCAATGATCAAAATGGTACAGCATTTGAAATTGACTTTTTAGAAAAGCCAACAGACCACGAAGTTGATATTGTTAAAAAACAACTACAGCAGTGGACAAAATTAAATCAACTTGATCAACGTGTTTTTAAACTGTTTAGAAATACCATCAAGTACGGTGACCAATTATTTGTACGTGATCCTGAGACATTTGAAATGTTTTGGGTTGACATGTCAAAAGTTTCTAGAGTTATTGTTAACGAAGCAGAAGGCAAGAAGCCTGAGCAGTATGTAATTAGAGATATTAATCCTAATTTTGAGAACTTAACAGTAGCGGCCAAAAATGCACATGATGCTAACATAAACCCACCTACACAGGGCGGATATACTCCACCAAATAACTTTTCGGCACCTAATGCGGCCGCCGGAGCAGGACAGGGTAGATTTGGACAAAACTTAAACGAAAGTGCTATTGAAGCAGGGCATGTAGTACACTTATCACTATCAGAAGGATTAGACTTTAAATGGCCATTTGGTACTTCGGTATTAGAGAACATTTACAAGGTCTATAAGCAAAAAGAACTGTTAGAAGATGCTATATTGATATACCGTGTACAACGTGCACCGGAGCGTAGAATCTTCAAAATAGACGTAGGTAACATGCCTAGTCATATGGCAATGGCTTTTGTTGAACGTATTAAAAATGAGATTCATCAGAGACGTATACCAACACAACAAGGTGGCGGACAATCAGTAGTAGACGCTACATACAATCCGTTATCAATTAACGAAGACTATTTCTTTCCAGTAACAGCAGATGGCAGAGGGTCTAGTGTTGATACATTACCAGGCGGACAAAACCTAGGTGAGATTGATGATTTAAAATACTTCAACAATAAACTATCACGTGGATTAAGAGTGCCTAGTTCATACTTACCAACTGGTCCAGATGAATCAGCACAAGCACTTAGTGACGGTCGTGTTGGTACTGCACTTATACAAGAATATAGATTTAACCAATACTGCATGAGATTGCAGAATCAAATTGCTAACAAGCTAGATGACGAATTTAAAATGTTCTTACGCTTTAGAGGCTTTAACATTGATTCGTCATTGTTTAACTTACGATTTAACCCACCGCAGAACTTTGCAAGTTACAGACAAGCAGAGTTAGACGCTCAACGAGTTAATGTGTTTACAGCACTAGAAGGTGTACCGTATATTAGTAAACGTTTTGCTATGCAACGATTCTTAGGAATGACAGAAGAAGAGCTAAGACAAAATGAAGAACTTTGGGAAGAAGAGTCAGATAATCAAGAAGCACAAGGAATATCAGGCAGTGATCTACGTTCAGTAGGTATTAGTCCAGGTGATATTGATTCAGACATAACCACAGGTGAAGACCTTGACGCAGAACTTAATGCACCAGACGCAGATCTTGGCGCTGGCGAAGGTGACGCAGAAGTATAAATACTATCATGATACTTAACGAACTATACAATAAAGAGCCTGAAGGCTACCATGATGCAGACGAAGATCGAAGCAAGGCTCGTATAGGCGACCTTCGTAAAACAAAGCTAACTTTGAAGCAGTTAAACAAGTTACGTATTATGAATGACGTAAGAACGTACGAACAACAGCAAAAAGCAAAAAAGACACGTACCCAGTACGGTCAACCAGCAGATACCCCACAATTATAGGCAATTCTTAAAAAAGGCTCAAAAAGACGCCTTTTAGCCTAGAAATACACCAATATTACCTTTATTGTTGTAAATACTATCACAAAGCCATATATGGAGAACAAAAAACATGGAAAATAAATTTGAACAGTTAATCGAGTATATCATTAACGACGAAGAAGACAAAGCTAAAGAGCTTTTCCACGATGTAGTGGTTGAAAAATCACGTGACATCTACGAAGAGTTAATGGCAGAAGACGAAGCTACTGACGAAGTTGTTGAAGAAACAGCTGAAGAAGAAGTTGAAGAATCAATTGAAACAGAAGAAGAAATTGGTGGCGACCAAGCTGACGATCTAATTGCAGATATTGAAGCTGATGAAGAAGGCGTTACTGAAGAAGAAGTTGACTATGACGAAGATGGTAAGACAGACGATCATGAAGAAGATCATGAAGAGCTTGAAGACCGTGTAGTTGACCTAGAAGACAAGTTAGACGAGTTGATGGCTGAGTTCGAAGGCTTAATGGCTGACGAAAAAGAAGAAGGCGCTGAAGAAGAAGCTGAAGAAGAAGCTGAAGAAGAAGAAATGGAAATGGAAGTTCCTATGGAATCTGAAGCAGTTGAAACTGAAGAAGCATTAGAAGAAGGTGCAGATCTTAAGCCAGCTACTAAACCAGAAACAAAAGAAGGTGCAGATCAAACTAAATCACCAGTAGCGGCAAACGCCGGTGCTAAAGGCGCTGAAGCAAAACCACAGCAGTCTAAGTCAAGTGAAGAAAAAGGATCAGCAACACCTACAGCACAAGATCAAGGCGGAACTACTGAGCCAGATCTAAAGAAAGTTTAATTTAAACTTTATATATAGGTACCTTACAATATGTCAAACATATACTTAAAAGAACATCTTAATCATTCGATGGCCAACATGATTGTTGAGCAGTCGCAAGATGGTAAAGATTTATATATGAAAGGTATCTGCATCCAGGGTGGTGTAAAAAACGCTAATGAACGTGTATATCCAGTTATTGAGATTGAAAGTGCAGTACAAAATCTTAATGAACAAGTAACAGGTGGGTATAGCGTACTAGGCGAAGTTGATCATCCAGACGATTTAAAAATCAACCTTGATCGTGTTTCACATATGATTGAAAATATGTGGATGGACGGTCCAAATGGATGTGGTAAATTAAAGATTCTACCTACACCGATGGGTCAGCTAGTTAAAACTATGCTTGAGTCAGGTGTAAAGTTAGGAGTTTCGAGTCGAGGTAGCGGTAACGTTAATGAAGACTCTGGACAAGTCAGTGATTTTGAAATGATCACTGTTGACATCGTATCACAACCAAGTGCTCCAAATGCTTATCCTACAGCAATTTATGAAGGTCTTATGAACATGAAAGGCGGACATAACGTTTTAGAGATGGCACGTGAAGCAGGTGGTGATGCTAAAGTACAACGTTACTTAAAGAGTGAAGTATTAAAGCTCATTAGGGAACTTAAGGCTTAATAGGAGAATGGCATGCTAGATGTACTAAAACCATTATTAGACAGCGACCTAGTTAACGAAGAAACACATGCGGAAATTACTGAAGCATGGGAATCTAAGTTAGAAGAAGCTCGCGAGTCTGTTCGTGCAGAATTACGTGAAGAGTTCGCTCAGAAGTATGAACACGATAAAACAACAATGGTTGAAGCAATCGATCGCATGGTAACAGAAAGTCTAAAAACTGAGATGGCTGAAATGCAAGATGAAAAAGCCAAATTAGCAGAAGATCGTGTTAACCAAGTTAACAAAATGAAAGAATCAGCAGAAAAATTTAATAGCTTTATGGTTACTAAGTTAGCTGAAGAAATCAAAGATCTTCGTTCAGACAGACAATTACAAACTGAAACAGTTGCAAAACTAGAGCAGTTTGTGGTTAAAGCGTTGGCAGAAGAAATTAAAGAATTTGCACAAGATAAACAGGACGTTGTAGAAACTAAAGTTAAACTTGTTGCAGAGGCTCGTGCGAAACTAGAAGAACTTAAAACTAAGTTCGTTACAGAATCAAGTGAGAAAATGACTAACGCAGTTGCCAAGCATTTGAAAGCAGAACTTTCGCAATTACAAGAAGATATCAAAATTGCTCGTGAGAACACTTTTGGTAGAAAAATCTTTGAATCGTTTGCTAGTGAATTTGGTGCAACTCATTTAAATGAGAACGCAGAAATTCGTAAACTAGCGGATGCAATTGAAGATAAAGATCAGCAAATTGCAGAAGCAACCACTAAACTCAACGAAACTAACAAGTTGGTTGAGTCAAAAGAAAAAGAAATTGTCGTAATTAAAGAGTCTAATGAGCGTTCAGCAAAATTAGATGAACTACTTTCTAATCTTAATGATGAGAAAGCAGAAGTTATGACTAATTTATTAGAGGGTGTTGCTACTAAGAAATTAGAAGCGGCCTTTAACAAATATCTCCCAGCGGTGCTTAACGAGAATGTAGTGAAGTCAAACAAAGCGACACTTACAGAATCAGTTAAGGAAGTTACTGGGGATAAAAACAAGCAAGTTAAAGAAGTCAAGAAAGACCAAGATGGAAACATCATTGACTTACGTAAACTTGCTGGTATT